GGTTCAGGTAAAACGACCTTTCTATCTCAAGTGCTATTGAGTGTGATGGAACATACCAACGTCCTAGTGGCTAGTATGGAGATGAAGCCTGTGTTGCAGATAGCTAAAATGCTTCAGCAGACGGGCTTAAAAGACCCAACAATGCAAGGTATAGAAGAGTTCTGCAGTAAGTATAAAGATAGGTTATGGCTATTCAATGCTCAAGGTACGACCACAGAGGATGATTTAGTGGCTAGCCTACACTACGGAAAATATGTATTAGACGTTGATATCTTTGTTATAGACAGTTTGATGAAGGTAGATAGTATCGCGGAAGATGATTATGGTGCTCAAAAGAAGTTCATTAATAAAATAACCACCATTGCTAGAGACCTTAATATTCATATTTTCTTGGTAGCTCATACTAAAAAGCTATCTGATGATATGGTTATTCCTGACGCTAGCCATATTCTAGGCAGTAGCCATATTAGAAACCTGACAGATAATATTCTATGCTTACATAGAAGGAAGGATATTGAGAAGCAAATATATTTTAAAGAATTGGAAGAGGGTGATAATCCATGTACCTGTTACCTGATGGTACAGAAGCAGAGAAATCATCCATTTGAAGGAACTTTTGGATTGTGGTTCAATAGGGATACACAACAATTTAAGGAGCGACCATGAGCGTAAATGATTTTATACAGGGCATTAAAGATACCTTTGGGGCAGTAGATTTTAAAGCTACAAGCAAGGAAGGTAAGGTCTTTAAGAGTGTTGGTTACGACAAAGCCAACGCTATTATAGAGGCTAGAATTAATGCTAAAAAGTATTTCAAATAAAAGCTTGACAAGCAAAGCTTACTAGAGCATTATAATCAAAGTAAGTTTAAATTAACCTTTAACAAGAAGGAAGATACCATGAAAACCAACCAATACATACTTGATACCAATCAAGCAGACATAGAACAACAAGAACAACTACGCGTATTATATTCCGAAATAGAGAAGGCAGAACAACGTACCTATATACAAGCTTTAACTAAAGCATGTAGGGGTGAGTTTGATATGTTCGCTGAAATACAAAAATATAATAAGTCATATGGAGTAACCAAATGAGTAAGTTTAAAGAGTTAAGAAAAATAGATGTATCTAAACATGTGCAGAAGAAAGGGCAGTTTAATTATTTAAGTTGGGCTTGGGCGGTAGACATTCTAGTACAAAATGATGAAACAGCAACGTGGGCTTATGGTGAGCCAATGATGTTTAATGAAACTATGATGGTTTTTTGTACCGTAAAAGCGTTTGGTAAAGAGATGACCGCTCAACTACCCGTGCTTAACTTTAGAAACCAAGCTATTAAGAACCCTAATGCAATGGAAGTTAATACGGCTATGCAAAGATGTTTAGCTAAAGCCATTGCTCTCCATGGTCTAGGGCTGTTTATCTTTCAAGGTGAAGACTTGCCTGAAGGAGACGTGCTAGAGCGTATAGAGAACGTTTTTAAGGAACAAGGCATAGAAGAGGCACGGAAGTATTTTAATACCCTTGACGGGGCTGATAGGAAGTTAGTAACACCATTTATTAAAAAGATAAAGGATGAAAAAGATGGAAATTAATACTCAAGATTTATTAAAAAATTTAGAAGATTCAGCAACTAGAGAAATTGTTAATTATGTTAGGGTAAATATATATGAGGATTTTTTAGCAAATTCACATGATAAAAACAAGTCTTTTAATATAGGTGTGTATCAAGGTATTTTAATAGCAACAGACCTTATAAAGGAGCATGAAAAAGAGCATCTTCGCCAAGAAAGAAGAAATAAAGCCTTGGAGAAATTATAATGTATCATGGCAAAGGTTCTGAAAGCATTTACTCTGGGAGAGCATCAAAGTATGTACGCGTAACATTTGCATACAACGATATTAGTGACGAACAAAGAGGTGAGCTTATTAATAAAGCTAATGCTTATATGAAATTAAAGCCTTGGAAGAGCAAGGATAAGGTTTCCAAGTATTTAGGGGTATCTGTGCATTGCTTAAAGGTGTGGGAGAGTCATGGTCTTATTGAGCTTCCTAAAGATTTTAAGATTTGTGGCGGAAGGAGAGCTATAAAGCTACTCCCGCTATATAAAGAAATTAAGCACTCATGGGAGAAAAAGTAATGGAACAAAGAACAGATGAATGGTTCGCGGCAAGGGTAGGTAAAGTAACCGCCAGTAATGTAGATAATGTCGTAGTGAAGGTTAGGAACGGTGAATCTACCTACAAACGCAGATATAGAACACAGCTAGTAACCGAGAGACTAATGGGACAAGCGGTAAGGATACAGATGAATGACGCTATGAGACATGGCGTTGAGTATGAGGATGAAGCAAGAAACTTATATATAGAGAAATTAGGTTTATTAAAAGATATAGATGTTAAGGATGAGGGCTTTGTAGACCACCCAACAGTACCTATGAGTGGGGCAAGCCCAGACGGTTTGGTGGGAGATGATGGTTTAGTTGAAGTGAAATGCCCACAACCTATGACGCACACAGAGATGTTGCAATCAGGCAATATCCCTCAAAAGTATATTCATCAGATGCAATGGCAATTGGCTTGCACGGGAAGGAAATGGTGTGATTTTGCTTGCTACCACCCTGACTTTCCAGATGATTATAAGCTCTTTATTAAAAGAGTGGTTAGAGATGATGAGTTAATAGCTCGTTTAGAAAGAGACATCAGTGTGTTTGTGACTGAAGTTGAAGATGTAGTTAAATTTATTAAGGAGAATAACGCATGGCAACAGTAGGAATTTCAGCAAGTATAGATGTAAGTAAGATTGATAAAGAAAAGTTAATTAAAGGTGCGAAAGGTACTTATTTAAACATCACCGCCTTTGTTAATTTGGACGAGAAAGACCAGTACGATAACAATGGTATGATTACCCAATCCGTTTCAGCAGAAGAAAGAGAGGCGGGTACTAGAGGAGTTATTCTAGGTAATTCGAGGGTGTTCTTTAGGGACGGTGGAAGGTCTGCTCCACAGAAAAGCTCATCTGGTATACCAGAAGCGAAAGAAGTGTCTAATGCGGAGGATATTCCTTTCTAGGGAGTAAGGTTACATGACCCCACAGGTGGTATGGCTTATAATTATGTAGGTCATACTTCATTGATACTTGTGGGGAAATGTATTTATTAAGGAGAAAAAAGATGATTAAAGATAATATATGGATGATAGCTGTAGTATTATTCATTACTGGCTTGATGGTTATTGCTATAGTTATTAAACCAGTAAATAATAAGTATCATTGCCACGCAAAGAACCATAAGCTGTATGAGTCTATAGAGCCAGACGGTAATGTGTTTTTAAAAGGTACAGAAGATTGTATTGATATAAGAGATGTAAAAAGATTTACAACAAGCATTAAGGAGATAAAGAAATGAGTGATAAAATAAATCCAGACCATTACAAGCATGGTGGTATAGAAACCATTGCATATATAAAAGCCAAGATGAGTAAGGATGAGTTCTACGGCTACCTAAAAGGTAATGCTTTGAAATATGTTAGTAGAGAGGGACATAAGGGCGAGAGTCATCATGACTCCCTTGACGACATTGGTAAAGCTAGATGGTATCTGGACGAAATGGAGGAGTTTCATTTAACCGCCCTATCTGTGCTAGAAGCATTAGCTAAAGAAGACGAATGGATAGATGATTCATTGCATGATGAAGACTAAAAAGCAAGAAGTGTATATTTACGGCGACCCATTTAAGATTATAGAGCCAACTGTTATTGCTTTTAGTGGTGGGCGTACTTCTGCCTATATGCTCTGGCGTGTATTGCAATCTAATAATGGTAAGTTGCATGAAGATGCTGTTGTATGTTTTGCTAACACAGGAAAGGAAGAAGAAGCTACGTTGGCGTTTGTTAGAGATTGTGGCGAGCAATGGAACGTACCTATTACATGGTTAGAATATGTATGGGCAGAAGAAACTCAAGGCAGATATAAAATTGTAGATTTTAATACGGCTAGTAGGAACGGAGAACCATTTGAAGATTTATTGAACAATAAAGCTATGTTACCAAATCCTGTAGCTAGGTTCTGTTCTATTGAATTAAAGATTAGGGTGATAGCAAAATATTGTAAATCCATAGGTATGAAAATAACAGAACGAGATGCTTGGATAGGAATAAGGGCAGACGAACCAAGAAGGGCTGCTAAAATAGAACCACATAGAATACCTCTTGTATCGGACAATATTTCCGTTCAAGATATTAGTAAGTTCTGGAAAGAGTCTAGCTTTGACTTAAAGCTACCAAATATGAATGGTAAAACTATGCATGGAAATTGTGATTTATGTTTTTTAAAACCTGCACACCAAATACAAAGTTTAATACAGGAAAAGCCAAGTCGTGCAGATTGGTGGATAAAAATAGAAAGTAATGCAAAAATAAAACCGATGAATCTATTGGTCAAGGGCATGCGTTTAGAGTAGACAGACCTAGTTATCAAAAAATGAAAGACTATGCCTTAAACCAAGACGATATGTTTGATAAAGACGAGGAAGGCATAGCTTGCTTTTGTGGAGATTAAATGAAGAAGAAGTCTAAAACTAAAGAGGATAAGCAGTGGCTCAACAAGCTATCAGAGTTTGGTTGTTGCATTTGTCGTAAATACTATGATGAGATTGACCCACCGCCAGCAAACTTACATCACATCCGAGAGGGGATGGGCATGGGCCAGAAGAATAATCACTTCATGGTTATACCACTCTGCCATCATCACC